CGGAGGCTTTGCACGCCTTCGTGAAGCAGCGCTCTATCGCATTGAGTCTGCAGCAACAAACGGATAATTCCGCTAGTGCAACGGCAGGGGTGGGGTCAAACCCACCTCTGTCACTTAGGAAAGGTTGGATATGGCATATACGTTAGTAACACCCTACCAATGGCAAACCTGGGGCGCAGGCACTGGTGTATACAGTGAGTACTCACGCCTTGCTGGTCGCCGGTTTAACGGTGGAACTATTGATGGTTCTATTCCAATCAGCCTTACAGATGTAGCACGTGGTCAGACAATGATTGTCAATGGCACCACAGTAACTCTGACATTGACTCCTAGCCAAGATGATCTAGCAGCAGCTAGTTATTATTTCCTTGGTGGCCACGAGTACGAGATCAGTGACGGACAAGCACAAGTTCTTATCAATGCCGGCTACGGCGATTATGTGACACCGATAGTATGAAGCACTGGGAAGATCATCCTGAACCAGTACCTACCTGCTTTGGATGCAAGGTTCTAGGTTTACAAGTTAATGAAGTCTCTTTGCGAGCCAATGGTATTCCTACCGCTAAGCAACACGATAAAGAGCTACAGTCTTATTATGATGCAACACGTCAAGGAATAGAACCACGTTCTACAAAGAGTAAAGATATAAATGCAGCAGTTCAACTTTCCAACGAGGCTGGCAAGGCTTTCGATGGAATCAGTATGACCTTCAAAAACTAAGGAGATAAGATGCCAAAAGTAGGAATGAAAGAGTTTTCATACGGACCAAAAGGTATGGCAATGGCAAAGATGGAAGCCAAGAAGACTGGCAAGAAAATGGTAGTTAAGAAGCAGACTAAGAAGATGGGGAAAAAGAAATGATGGAAAACTACGAAGAAGATATTACAAAGTACCCAACACCTGATAAGCAATATGAAGGTGCTAAGAAGTACGAGACTTATGAATCACTACAGACTGGTGCAATGGGAAAGTCTGCTAAGTAAATGGCTAAGTCTCCAGCGTGGCAAAGAGCAGAAGGCAAGAACCCAAAGGGTGGCCTTAACGCCAAGGGTCGTGCCTCTGCCAAAGCGCAGGGGATGAACCTCAAGCCTCCGGTCAAGAAGGCTGAGGCTGCCAAATCTCCTAAGTCTGCAGGACGGCGCAAGTCTTTCTGTGGTCGTATGTGTGGGATGAAGGCAAAGAATACGTCTAGCAAGACTGCTAAAAATCCAAACTCTAGAATAAACAAGTCACTTCGTGCTTGGGATTGTAGTTGCAAATGAAAAAGAAAGTAGCATTTTGGGATACAAAAAATCCTAAAAAGACATCAAAGGCGCTAACGCCTGCACAAAAGGCGGCAGCAAAAGCACGGGCTAAGGCAGCAGGACGACCTTATCCAAACTTAATAGACAACGCAGCAGCTTCTCGCAAGAAGAAGTAAGGAGATATAGGTGGCACTAGGAACATACGGCACAACACTATTGGATGAACTCAATCGTCTAGCTAATGGTGGCACCTATCGAGCATCAGGGGCGATGGTAGGCGAAGCACTTGCTGCCCGTCAGTGGGCAGTACAACGCTCAGTAACAACAACTTTAACAGATACGGTAGGAGTACTTAATGCGATTGCGGGCAGGACTGGCAACAGTCGTCTTGACTATAGCGGCGTATGCAACGCTCTCGCTAGTACTACTCAACTACCTGCAGCGCAAGCTCTCAGAGGTATCTCATCGTGAGTGCCAAATATAATCTAGTCTGCGATCAAGCTACTACTTTTGCATTTCAGTTCACAGTAGCAAACGATGGAGTTGCCTGGAACTTGACAGGCTACACAGCAACTTTGACTGTTCGACCATTCTTTGGATCTACCACAACCACACTCCTTGCTACTACAGCAAATGGCAAGATCGTTCTTGGTGGAGCAACAGGAAGAGTGAACGTATCCTTTACTGCTACAGAAACAAACATTTTTCCTAGTCGTTATGTCTACGACTTAGTACTTAAATCAGGTGCATATGAAGTGCGCTTACTTGAAGGTAAGTTTATTGTGACTCCAGGGGTGACGGTATGACCGAAACAATTATTGTTGTTGAATCAACCAGTCCTCAAGTTGGCTTAACATTTGCCAGCGATCAAGGACCACAAGGTGGTCAAGGCGCAACCGGTCCAACTGGACCAACAGGACCTACTGGTTCTACAGGTCCAACTGGCGTTGGTGCCACAGGTGCTACCGGTCCAACAGGTCCAACAGGACCGACAGGATCTACAGGACCGATAGGTTTAACTGGCGCAACAGGAAGTACAGGAGCAACAGGTGTCACGGGAGCGACTGGATCTACAGGTCCTACAGGAAATACAGGAGCAACGGGAGCAACAGGCCCGACTGGAACTACGGGAGCTACTGGAGATACTGGACCAACTGGTGCCACCGGATCAACAGGTGTAACTGGAAATACTGGTGCTACAGGACCGACTGGAAGTACAGGTCCTACGGGCGCTACAGGCCCTACAGGTGCCACTGGCGCTGACAGCACAGTCCCTGGTCCTACAGGTCCCACAGGGCCTACAGGGGCCACAGGACCGGTAGGTGCAACCGGTGCCACTGGTGCCACTGGCGCTACTGGAGCAGACGGCGGATCTGCTAACTACTACGACTACAAGGCAAAGACCACAATCACAACAGGTGATCCTGGCAATCAGCATTTGATTTGGAACAATGCCACACAGATTTCTGCAACACAGATCAACATCAACCACATCAATTCAGATGGTGTGGATGTTGACATATTCTTAGGTTTAATCAAAACAAACGATGTCATCATTGTTCAAGACAAAAACCTTTCTGATAACTTTCAGAAGTTCACAGTATCTGCAACACCAACAATGCAGACAGGATATATCGAAGTACCCGTAACCCTTACATCATCAGGTGGTACTGGTACAACTAACTTTGCAAATAACCACGCACTTATTGTGGCAATTATTTCAACTGGTATTGTTGGTCCTACTGGTCCAATCGGAGCTACTGGCCCTACTGGTGCTACTGGTGCTACTGGTCCCGTTGGATTAACAGGAGCCACAGGACCTGCAGGAGCCACTGGTGCTACAGGACCAACTGGTGCAGACTCGACAGTGCCAGGGCCTACAGGACCAACTGGCCCAGCAGGTGCCACAGGACCTACCGGTCCTACTGGTGCTGAATCTACTACACCTGGACCAACAGGTGCTACGGGTCCAGCAGGAACAAATGGTGCTACAGGACCTACTGGTCCTGCGGGAGCAACAGGGGCAACAGGCCCATCAGATTTCACAATGGTCATCATCGGCGCGTTCTAAAATGGAGAAAAACTAATGCCACAAACATCAAAGGCACTCTTTCGAGGCGCTGCAACTACTACCACAACAACACTGCTTTATACGGTGCCAGCATCAACAACAACTGTTGTTACTGACATTGTTGTAACTAACACGGCAGGTGCAAGTGGTTCATTTACTATTGCACTCAATGATGTATCTATTGCTACAACTGTAACCGTTGGAGCTTATGACTCAACTGTGATTCCACTCAAGCAGGTATTGGCAACCACTCAAACGATCAAGGGCGGCGCATCTGCCACTACGATCAACTTCCACATCTCAGGGGTGGAGATTTCCTAAGTGGCAAACAACAATCAGATTTACAAGATGAGTAACGCGGGTGGCTTTAAGTCGCTTAACCGTTACTACGATATGTTGGCAGGCAACACTGTCTGGAATCCTTGGAGTCCTGACGGTGCCTTTGATGCGTTGGCAACTGTTACTCTTACATCCGCAGCATCAGTTACCTTTGCTGGTATTCCTAACACATACAAGCATTTACAAATTAGAGGTTTGTCAAATGTTACAAGTTGGATTCAATTACAATTAAATGGAACAACAGGAAATAATTATAGTTATCACGAAATAAGAGGAAATGGAGCTAGTGCTAGCGCTTCAGGTGGTGGAACTGGCGATGCTCTTATGGCTCTTGGTGCAGGTTCTACTTATCCAACTGCTTTTATTACCGATATTTTAGATTATACAAATACTAATAAACTTAAAACTGTTCGTACACTTTATGGTTCAGATCAAAATGGTTCAGGAAATGTAGGACTTACAAGCAACCTTTATATTACTAATACTAATGCAATAACTTCAATAACATTATATGCTTATTCTTTAGGCAATCTTCCTGTAGGAACTACTATCTCACTATACGGGGTGAAGTAATATGCCAAATACTTACACAGAGCTTGCACGTTATGTAGTAACTGGTTCTAATCTCTCTGGTCCAACAGGTGTCACATTTACTGGCATTTCATCTGCCTACACTGATTTGCGAATTGTGCAAAGTGTAACTTTGACTGCTGCTGCAATCGGTTACATACAAGTAGGAAATGGTTCTATTGATACTGCTGCCAATTATTCACGCACAACTTTATCAGGTGATGGTTCATCTGCCTCTTCTTCTCGCACAAGTTCAACAAATCAAATCTCAACACAGGTAGCACATCAAGGAACCACCATCGGCACATACACTGCCGACTTTATGAATTACTCAAACACAACTACTAACAAGACTGTGTTGATTAGAAATAACAATACTGGATTTGGCACTGAAGCGGCAGTTGGTTTATGGAGATCTACTTCAGCAATCAATACTGTTAAGTTGTTCCTTGATCGAGCTGAGTTTTATGTAGTCGGCTCGACATTCTCACTTTACGGTATCGCCAACGCCGACCAAGGCGCTGCAAAGGCAACTGGCGGTATCATCACAGAGGATTCACAGTATTGGTATCACACATTTGCTGCATCAGGAACATTTACTCCTAAAGTTGCCCTTACCTGTGACTACCTTGTAGTCGCTGGCGGTGGCGGTGGCGGTTGGTATCAGAACGCCGCAGGTGGTGGTGGTGGTGGTGGCTTACGTTCAACTGTCACTGCAACCGGTGGCGGTGGAGCACTTGAATCTGCGCTATCAGTAGCAGCTGGAGTTGGTTTAACTGTAACAGTTGGTGCTGGTGGTGCGGGTGCAACTAGTAATGGAGCGCCTGGTGCCAACGGCAGTAACTCAGTATTTTCAACAATTACCTCTACAGGCGGTGGGCGTGGTGGTAGTTGGGATGGTTTTGCGCCAAACACAGGTGGTTCTGGTGGTGGTGGCTATGCTATTGATCCATCATTTACACAATCAGGTGCAGCCGGTACAGCGAACCAAGGCTTTGCAGGTGGAACTTCCGCAATTTATGACAGTTATGGCTGGGGTGGCGGTGGTGGTGGTGCGGGCGCTGTTGGCAAAACTGGTGGACTTACAGATAAAGGTGTGGGTGGTGCGGGTGTCGCAGTAGCAATTTCTGGAACATCTACATTTTATGCTGGTGGTGGCGGTGGCGGCAAAGATGGTCGTTCAACAAATCAAACAGGAAATGTTGGCGGCGTAGGCGGCGGTGGAAACGGCACAAATGATACGGAAGCAGGAACAAATGGTACTGCTAACACAGGCGGTGGCGGTGGTGGTGGTGGTGCTGGAATTTCAAGTAGCACTTTTTCAGGCGGCAGCGGCTTAGTCATAGTTCGATATGCGAAATAAGGAGATCTAAATGCCAGAGAATTATGTCCTTTTAGAACGCACCGAACTCAACGCATCAGCAGCTTCAGTCACATTTGCCAACATCCCACAAACGGGTTACACCGATTTGAAGATTGTTTCCTCAGTCAGAAGTTCTGCTGCGGCTGCTAGTAATGCTATTGGATTGTATGCAAAATTTAATGGCATAACTACTGGATATTCTTGGAGACGGCTTAACAACAACAGTGGTACAGTCAGCTCTGACAACAATGGCGCTGATTCGGCAATTCTTATTGGTGCCTGCAATGGTGGTTCTGACACTGCAAACACTTTTACATCATCTGAATCGTATATTCCCAATTTCTTAGGAACTGCGGCCAAATCAATTAGTTCAGACTCAACCGCTGAAAATAACAGCGCTGTTGAATCACAAATGCTAACGGCTGGTTTGTGGAGTTATTCAGGAAATCCTGCAATCACATCCGTTACATTAAATCCATCATCAGGCTCATTTGCAGCAGGCTCAACCTTCTCACTGTATGGCATAGCAGCTCTTGGCACCACACCTGCCATTGCGCCAAAGGCTTACGGTGGCAATGTCATTGCAACTGATGGCACCTATTGGTATCACGCGTTTCTTTCAAGCGGTTCTTTTGTGCCGCAGGTTGGACTGACCGCTGACTGTCTTGTTATTGCAGGCGGCGGCGGCGCTGGTGCTGGTGGTGGTGGTGCTGGTGGTCTTGTTTATAATTCAGCAACGGCACTAGCAAATGCAACTAACTATTCTGTAACCATAGGAGCCGGTGGTACTGGCGGTGTTAACAATTCTGCACAAGCTACCAACGGTGTCAACTCAAATATAACTGGTGGAGTTCTGTCTTTAACTGCAGCAGTTGGCGGCGGTAAAGGTGGAACTGGAAACAGAACTGTTACAAATTATGATGGTGGTTCGGGCGGTGGTTCAAATCGTCAAATTGATGCGGCTGGTGTTGCAACATCAGGACAAGGTTCAAACGGTGGTATTGGGTTTACCGATAACGCTTCCTTTGATAACGGTGGCGGCGGTGGTGGTTTTTCTGTCGCTGGAAGCGCTGCAAGTTTTGGTGCTTGCGGTGCAGGCGGCAATGGTGTTTCAACTTATTCATCTTGGGGATCAGCGACTTCAACTGGTCAAAATGTAAGCGGAACTTATTGGTATGCAGGCGGCGGTTCAGGTGGTACAAACTTGTCAAAAACTGTTTTTGCAGGTGGTAATGGCGGTGGTGGTGCTGGTGCTATTACTGGAACTGGTGGCTCTGGAACAGCAAATACAGGCGGCGGTGGTGGTGGCACAAACACTGGTGGTGCAGGTGGTTCAGGTATTGTTATTATTAGATATCCAATAGCGTAAAGGAAAATAAAATGTCACATTGGGCAGAGATAGATCAGAACAACATCGTTTTACGCGTACTTGTAGGCGATAACAGTGAACCTGATGAGGGGCAAGCCTTTATGGAATCCCTTGGCGGTACCTGGGTGAAAACAAGCTACAACGGCAACATCCGCAAGAACTACGCGGGAATTGGTTATTCATACGATGCAGGCCGTGATGCTTTCATTGCACCAAAGCCAGAGTGCCACCCAGATAAGGTGGCCTTTGACGAAGAGACTTGCACCTGGTCTTGTCCAGATGCTACACACGTAATCATTATGGAGGAAAACAATGGCTGAAAAGAAACTTGTAGTAGATGTAGCAAAGGGAACACACTCATACATTGACCTAACACCTGAAGAGATTGAGCAGCGTGCAGTAGATGCACAGGCTGCAGAGATCGAACGCGCAGAGCGTGAGGCAGCAGAGGCTGCTAAGGCTGATGCTAAGTTAACAGCACAAGCAAAACTCCAGGCGCTGGGCCTATCTGGTGAAGAGATCTCGGCTATAATTTCCTAAGTTCTAATACTAGGAGAGTCAATGCGTTTCCACGTAATAAGCCTGCCACATACCCAGACAACTAAAGATTATGTCAACTGTGCCTATACCGAAAAGGTAAGGCGCTTTTGTATGATGATGAAGAGTCTAGGCCATACGGTCTATCTCTATGCTGGAGATCAGAATGAAGCACCGGTTGATGAACTCATCACCTGCATCACTAAAGAACAGCAAGACGAGGCACTCGGTGATAAACACTATACCGAAGCTGCATTTGATAACTCGTTACCTCATTGGCAGATCTTTAATCAGAACGCCATTCACGAATTAGGTAAGCGTCTGCAGAAGAAAGACTTTATCTGCCTTATCGGTGGGGCTTCACAAAAGCCTATCGCAGATGCTTATCCAGATTATATGAGCGTCGAGTTTGGTGTGGGCTACGGTGGAGTCTTTAGCAAGTACAAAGTCTTTGAGTCTTACGCTTGGATGCACAGCATCTATGCGGCATATAAAGACCCAACAATGGTAGATGGTAACTTCTATGATGCGGTAATACCTGGTTACTTAGAACCAGAGATGTTCCCGCTACAAGAGAAGAAGGAAGACTACTACCTGTACGTAGGTCGTATGGTAGATCGCAAGGGCATCATCGTTGCCCAGCACGTCTGCAAAGAGCTTGGTCTTAAACTTATCTTAGCCGGTCCTGGTAAACCTAAACTTGAATATGGCGAATGGGTAGGACCAGTAGGGCCAGAAGAACGAGCAAAGTTAATGGGTGGTGCTATTGCCCTATTTGCTCCAACACTTTACATAGAACCTTTCGGTAATGTGGTGATCGAGGCGCAAGCCTGCGGAACTCCAACAATTACCACAGACTGGGGAGCCTTCACAGAGACTAACCCAAACGGAGTTACTGGATACCGTTGCAGAAATGCAATGGAGTTTGCAGTAGCAACAGAATGGGTCAAGGACTTAGACCCAGTAGCAATACATAAGAGAGCAGTAGCGTTGTATTCATTAGAGGCTATTGCACCACAATACGAGCAATACTTTGCAAGACTGCTAACTCTATGGGGAGATGGCTGGTATGAAAGGAAATAATGCCAACACTAAATGATATGGTTGATGAGGTTCGCTCATCTCTAGCAGGTTATACCCTGCGTCAAGATAGAATCACATACCTAACATCTGCTATCAATACAACAGCAACGGCTATTGGCATCGGTTCATCTGCCAACCTAGCCAAAGGTATTATCGAAATTGATGATGAACTTATCTGGATTGATAACTTTAGCCAGACAAGCAGCACACTTAATGCAGCTCCAGGATTTGGTCGAGGATACCAGGGAACATCACCTGCACCTCACAGTCAATACGCACAGATCACTCTTACTCCAACCTTCCCACGATCAATAATTAAGAAGGCTATCAACGATGTAATCAATAGCCTCTATCCTAAGCTCTGGGCTGTCTCTTCGACTACCTTTACCTTTAATGCAAGCCAGACAACCTACGCCCTGCCTGATGATCTTGAATCAATCCTTTATATGTCTTGGCAGACAACAGGTTCAAGCCTTGAATGGCTACCTATCAACCGCTGGCGTGCAGATCCAATGGCTAACATTGCAACATTTAATACAACAAACACAGTAAATATTTATGAAAACATCCAGCCTGGTAGAACAGTACAGGTGTACTACACAACTACTCCTACTACTTTAGATAACAATACAGATGACTACGCAGATGTAACAGGGTTACCTGCCTCATCTGTTGAGGTAGTAATCCTAGGAGCCTGCTACAAGTTGCTATCTTATGTAGATTCTGGACGTATCAACTTGAGTTCAGCAGAAGCTGACCTTAACGATACCAAGATTCCAAGCACAGCAGGCGTTGCTTCATCCCGTTATATCTATGCTCTATATCAGCAGAGACTCAATGACGAAGCGCTTAAACTCCAAGACAAGTACCCAATCCGTATCCACTACACAAAGTAAGGCAGACAATGACTAGAGAATATTCAAGTATCAGCGTTGAGACAACGCTTAACAGTGGTATCAACACTACTGCAACTACTATGGTTCTTCCATCAGTTGCTGCTGCTACTGCCCTACTGGGTGGTGTATCACTTGCTCCTGGCAACGTAGATATCTTTACCGTTGCAATAGATGTAGATACCATCAATGAAGAAATTGTTTATGTAACAGGCGTGTCCGGTGACACGCTAACCATCAGTCGAGGTCAAGCAGGAACCGGAACTCCTGGAGTATCTGGTATTGCTCACAACGCTGGTGCAACTATCAAGCACGTTCTTACATCATCTGATCTTATCTACTTCAATACTGCAATCCAACCAGATACTCTCACCGCTAAGGGTGATATCTATGCAGCATCTGCTGCTGGAACAGTAGGGCGAGTAGGAGTAGGAACTAACGGTCAGGTACTAACTGCAGATAGTTCACAGACTAGAGGGCTGGCTTGGACTACAGTTTCATCAACTCCTAGAATTGGTCAGATCGTCACAGCCACAACAACAAATATAACCTCTGCCACAGGTGGTGCAGGTTATGTTGATGTAAGCGGTTTATCTGTGACTATTACTCCAACGCTTTCAACCAGCAAGGTTCTTATCATCACATCTTTTAACATTCTTGGAAGTGGTACAGCTTATCAAAGTGGGCAGGTTCAACTTCTACGCGGTGCAACATCGCTTACTGCTGAACTGGTAGGTTCATATTATCCCGGAGGTGCTAGCACAAACTTTGCTAACTATATGCCTTATGCAAGACAATACGTAGATTCACCTGCTACCACTTCTGCGACTACTTACAAAATGCAGATTAACAATGTTTTTAGTGCTTCTAATTGGACAGCAAATTCAGGCGCAGCATCAATTCAAATTTCAGCAATGGAGATCCTAGTATGAAAAACTTTAACGCAATTCGCTTCTTATATCCAGAAGCAGTGTTTAGTATGGTTAACGATGACCCTCATCAGATCACTTGGGTTGGTCAAGAGTTTCCAATTCCAACTGATGAGCAATTAACAAATGCTATCGCAGCAATGGAAGCCGAAGAGGTAGCAAAGGCAACAGCTAAGGCAGCAACTAAAGAATCTGCTCAGGCAAAGTTGACAGCACTTGGCCTATCAAGTGAAGAGATCGCAGCACTTACAAACAACTAAGGAGTCACAGTGCCATACGGCGACGATATCACCGAGGGAATACCCTATGTACTCTCCAACCCTGCAGGATCTACCGCCTATATTCCAACTGGGCCAGCCTACGAAGTAGCCTTTTCAGGGCTACCGTTCTTTCTTGCAGCATCCGATGAGCAACCTTATCGTCGAGTTACAGCGCAGTATCGCAAGCAACAGATTGACCAGACGCGTGAACCTGGTGAGCAGACACTCACCGGCTGGTGGGTTAGATCTCAATCCTCATTCCACCTTGGGGCAGGCATTAAGTACTTTGAGCCTATTCAAGAAGAGTCACTACGCTTTCAATACACAGAGTCTAAAGGTATAGATGTCTGGACTAGAGGACAGGCAACACTGCTTAATGCCACAGCCAGCTTCTATGCAGGTGCTGCCCCTGCTCAGATGATCGGTGTCAATGATGGCACCAATGACTGCATCTTTGTAACAGATGGTGCATTGCTAAAAAAGATTACCAGCGCTGGATCACCAACAACTATTGCTCAGGCTGGGACAACCTCAACTATTTACAGCCTTACAACTGATGGCTCAAACTATTACTTTATCAATGGCACCAAGATACACAAAGGTTCAGTAGGAGCAACACCTGCCGATTCCGAAATCTATAATACTCCATCAGTAACCAGAGCAACTATTCGCTATGTCAAGCAGCGTCTTATTGCTGCTATTGGTAGCGCTATCTATGAACTTAACGCTAATGCTACCGCATCAACTGCGCTACCTGCTACTCCTTTATACACACATCCTAACTCATCTTGGGTATGGTCAAGTATCTCTGAAGGACCACAAGCTATCTATATCTCAGGATACGATCCGAATGGAACCTCATCATCTGTCTTTAAGATTGGCATTGATACTGCAAACACTAACACTCTAGGTTTTCCAGAGTTACTAACACCTACTGTAATTATTGATATGCCAAACGGCGAACGCATCAATGACTTTGATGTCTACCTTGGTACTTATGCAGTCCTTGCAACCAGCGCTGGCTTTAGAGTTGGTGTTTCTGATGCTACTGGAGATATCCAGTATGGACCGCTGCTCTTTAGAGATGCAGCCTGTACTGCTATTGCTTTCAAAGATAGTTATGCCTACATCTCAACCCTTGTAGATGGTGAAGCAGGGCTAGTACGTACTGACCTATCCACAACTGTCATCGCTAACGCTCTATACTTTCCTTGGGCTTGGGATCTTGTTGCTGCTGGAACTAGCGCAACTGCATCCCAGGTAGCCTTCTTTGGTAACTCAGACAGGTTAGCATTTGCTACAGGCAATAACATCTGGGCTGAAGCTACAACATTAGTAGCAACTGGCTACCTGCGTACCGGTTACATCCGCTACAACACACTTGAAACTAAGATCTACAAACTTCTACAAGCTCGTATTGACACAGCCAATGGTGGCATTGCTATCGAGTCTATTGACTCAAGAGATAATACATACAACATCGGTACATTCTCGCAAGGAACAACTGTTCCTGAGATCAACGTCAACTACCCAACTACTTCACAAGAGTACTTAGGCTTTCAGTTTACTATGATTAGATCAAGTACTGATTCTTCTAAGGGACCACTCTTTACTGGCTACCAGTTGAAGTCACTACCAGCAGTTCCACGTCAGCGCCTGATCCAATACCCAGTCTTCTGCTATGACCACGAGAGCGACAAGTTTGGTAATGAGATTGGCTTTGAAGGATCTGCCTATCAGCGTATGTCTCAACTTGAAGCTATTGAAAATCTTGGTGACACCATCCGAGTTCAGGACCTTAGAACCGGTGAGGAATATCTAGGCATCATCGAAGAGATGGACTTTATGAATAAGACTCCAGAGGATAAAAGGTTCTCTGGCTTTGGCGGCACACTTCTAGTCACGATTAGGACAATCTAATGACAGCGCAAGACTATGCAACTATTTCTGTTGCTGTAATGACAATCCTCGGTGGCTTCGTTGGCGCTGTTAAATGGTTAGTCAAGCACTATCTCAACGAACTCAAGCCCAATGGTGGAAGCTCAATAAAGGATTCTGTCAAGAGACTAGAGGATCGTATTGACGATCTATACAAACTGATAGCGGAGAGATAGATGATTCCATTAGCAAAGAAGGCAACACCTGCTGCTATCGCAGCACTGCGTCAGGCAACTGCACACTTTCCTAAGCGCAAGAAGGCATCAGATGGACTACTGCCTAGCGCAGCACACGTACATCAGAACCCTAACTCAGACCACAACTCAGGCTTTGCAGTAGATATCACACACGATCCTGCTAAGGGTATTGACTGCACTATCGCCTATTCAGATTTGCAGAATGATCCACGAGTTAAGTACCTGATATTTCAGGGCAGAATCTGGTCAAGGGAAAAGGGTGACCGTGACTACACCGGTTCCAACAAACACCACAAGCACCTACATATTTCGATCAAGGAAGAGTGCGGCAACGACACTTCGCCTTGGTTCCCTTGGCTGCCCCAGCCAAAGGCCATCAACAAAGTGAAGGCAGCAGTTAAGCCTCTACCTAAGAAGAAGGAAAACAAATGAAAATCAGCGCAAAGACACAAGCAGTACTCGCAACATACCTTCGTGCAGGAATAGCAGCAGTGATTGCTCTTTATCTTGCAGGAGAAACAGATCCAAAGAAGTTATCAATGGCAGCTATCGCTGCTGTAGCAGGTCCAGTCCTCAAGTGGCTTGACCCAAAGGCAACAGAGTTTGGTCGTGGGTCTAAGTAATTAGCCCATAAGCGCGAGGCAATGGCCCCCTGTTCAGGAGAAATCCTGGATGGGGGGCTTTTTTCTATTTGTCTGGGTTATCCACAGGACAGGGAATTGTTACCAGATTCCCGCAGTTAGCACAGGTTCCGTCAAGATGCCACCAAGCTATGTCATAGTCCTCAAAGGCTGCCATAATGTTGAAGACAGTGCATCCACAGGTACACGCGTGGACGGGTCCTAGACCCCTGAGATCGGCTCCAAAAGGCTTAGGAAGGCCATTGTAGGTCTTGTTCCTGCCTATGAATTTCTGCAGGGAGAGTAGACGGAGCAACATAGTGTCGGGCCTCCCTACTTCTCGGCCCGATGAGGGCCGCCTGCCGTTATTCGCCTACGGCTCATATTGTACACACACCCGATAAGAGTGTGTCTTGCGACACGCAGTGGTATGATCTGTCATATGACAACTCTGATAGGTATCCAAGGACCTGATTTTGTAGTGCTAGCCTCCGATAGTCAGATCACCGATAACGATCAGCGCATCATATCTACTCAGACTCCGAAGATCGTTCACGTTGGGAGCTACCTGGTAGGTATCACGGGCGACTCACGACCTGGAGATATCCTCGCCTTTAATTGGAAACCACCAACGTATAAGGGTTACGACCCCGTTGAGTGGATGGGTAAGAAGATACTGCCAAGTATCTACGCTGCCTTCAAGGAAAATGGATACGATCCATCCGATAAGGAAGCCAGCTTTGCCTACCTCATCGCCTTCGATGGGATGTTATTTTCTATCGGATCAGATCTATCCTTCAACGCTAGTGAGCGTGGACTCTTTGCAGCCGGTAGCGGTGGAGCATTTGCCTTGGGTTACCTCTACTCGCTCAAGCCTAATTCGTATAAGTCTCTGCTGATGTCTAAGGTTGTAGCAGAACGCGCAATAAAGATCGCGTCGGTCCTTGACGTGAACACCTGTCCTCCGATTCAATTAGTTACTCAAGAGAAAGGATAAACAAATGCTTGGATTTTTATTTGGATTACTGCTTGGCTTCGTCTGCGCTTATGCCTTCGATGCGTTTCTACAGTACAGAGATAAGCGATAATGGAAAAGACACTTCAGTATGCACTAGAGGAAGCGATAGCCTCTGGTCGCAGATCAGCAACAACAGTCTTTATGGAGATTGAACTTCGTGAACAGATAGCACAACAGTTAGAAGCAGCCAACTATCCAGGTGCTGCATTTATTGTAAGGAACCCGCAATGATTACAGATCCAAAAGAACTACTGCTATCGGTACTCCACGCTAAGGATGCCTCTCGTGATCGCAGTACTCAGACACAGGTAGGTCCATCAGAGATAGGTGGATGTCGTCGTAAGGTCTGGTACCGATTAAACAGTCAGCCTGAGACTAACGATAACCAATCAAAGCTGGCAGCAATTATGGGTACTGCTATCCACGCTGCAATCGAAGAGGCTATCGGTCACTTAGATCCAGATGGTAAGGACTACCTAGTAGAAACTGCAGTAGCACACGGTGATATGAAAGCACACGTGGATCTATTTATACCTAGTACCGGCGCAGTCATTGATTGGAAGACAAGCAAGGTAAAGAACCTATCTTACTTCCCATCAAAGCAGCAGCGTTGGCAGGTGCAGATCTATGGCTATCTGCTAGCGCAGAATGGTCACACAGTCAACACTGTCAACCTAGTTGCTATTGCTCGTGATGGTGCTGAGAAGGATGTCAAGGTTCACTCAGAACCTTACGATGAAGATATTGCACTAGAGGCTATGGAATGGTTGACTGAGATCAAGGGTATGGAGTCAGCTCCAGAACCTGAGAAGGATGAGTCATTCTGTAAGCACTACTGCCAGTACTACGACGCATCAGGAATGATGGGTTGCGTTGGCTTAAAAAAAGAACGTATCGTCCTGAGTGAAGTAATCATTGAGGACGAGCAGATTGACAAGAACGCTCTGCATTTTCTACAATTAGATCGTAAGATAAAAGATCTGGAAACTGAAAGAGATTCAATCAAGTCTTCTTTCGAGGGAACCATTGGAGTTACTGCTAGTGGTATTGAAATCAGTTGGACAAAGGTTAAAGGTCGTGAGACAGTTGACAAAGAAAAAGTAAAAGAACTTATTGGTTTTGTCCCAGTAAGTGTAGGTGAGGAAACTGCAAGACTAAACATCAAACCTAGCGGAGGAAAATAAATGGCTACAGAAGGAACAAAGTTCCAGGTTAACTACAAGTTATCTGATGGAACACTTATCAATCTTTATGCTGCAACAGTTACAGAACTAGAAACTGGACTAGCAGATCTTGCTATGAACGCACTCAACATCAAGGCAACCGGTGTCGAACTAGGTGCTAGCACGGCAGCACCAGCACCAACAGTTGCATCAGTAGCAGCGCAGTTCAATGCAACACCAGTTGCTGCTCCTGCATCAGATGGAAGCAATACTTGTCGTCACGGAGTGATGGCATTTCGTGAAGGAACATCAAGCAAGGGACCTTGGAAGGGCTATATGTGTGCTGCACCAAAGGGTGCAACAGACAAGTGCGACACTATCTGGGTTCGATGATCGGTGCGCGAGCCTCGGTTCTATGAGAACCCTGCTTGCGCTACAGTCGGTGGCGACTTCTGGTTTCCTGAAAAGGAAGCTGGAAGTTCTAACACTACCGAGATGGTTATGGCTAAATCAATCTGTAGAAGATGTCCACATAAAGCAGAGTGTGCTGAGTGGGGAATACAGAATGAAAGTCACGGCATTTGGGGAGGAATCGCTGAAGGCGAACGCAGGATAATTAGACGTAAACGACGGATAGCATTAGAGGGAGGAAGCGTTGCTTGACTTATCACGCGCTTGGAGTGGAGTGCTTACCAAGGCAACACCACTACCTGACGTGTGGCAGGGGTTAGCACTCAAGCAGATTAAGTTCCGGCGAGGACAAGTCTGTATGGTAGCTGCGGCCCCTAACGCTGGTAAGTCTATGTTTGCACTCGTCTATGCGATGAAAGCAAATGTATCAACGCTCTTCTTCTCAGCAGATACTGATACTACAACCGTGATGATGAGAGCAGCATCTGTTGCCTCTGGTCACTCGCAGGTATCGGTGGAGCTAAACTTATCTAAGGATAAGAACTACTACGATAAGCACTTTGGAAAACTAGAACATATTAAATGGGTCTTTGATTCATCCCCTTCACTGGACGATATCGAGTTAGAGATCAGGGCATACGTAGAACTCTATGGCAAGGCTCCAGAGTTAATTGTGATAGACAACTTAATGAACGTAGCAGCAGAGACTGACAATGAGTGGGCTGGCTTGCGTGCGATTATGATGGAACTGCACGATATGGCACGTAAGACTGAAGCCTGTGTACTTGTGCTACACCACGTATCTGAGCAGAGTGAGTACGGATCACCATCTAATCCACCTGCTAGACGTGCCATTCACGGCAAGGTAAGTCAGTTGCCGGCGCTGATCCTAACGCTGGGCTATGACCCATCCAACGGTGAACTCAAGGTAGCTGCAGTAAAGAACCGTTTTGGTCCACACGCTGCAGATGGCAAGGACTACGTAACACTGTTTGTTAACTACGCTGCTTGTCAGATATCGGATAAAAATGCGTGGGGTGTTATGCTAAGAAACGATGCAGTAAGTGGATATCAAGGCGGTTACATAGTCCAACAATAGATAGGGAATCTAATGGCTGAAGTACAGTTAACAAACAAGTATAGAGATAATCTTAAGATCGAGGCACTACGTACAGACGTTGATGCAATCAAGGTAGACCTCACCAACTTTGTTGGTGCCTTGCTGCAATCTGGTATCGTCGAGTTAGTTAAGGATGAAGCAGGCGATGTGGTCTACAAGATCAACAAGGTAGTACTGGTAGATGAGCAACCCGAAGTACAATAAGGCTAAGGGTGCTGCCTTTGAGATAGATGTTATGAAGTGGCTACGATCTATGGGTCAAGTAGCTGACCGCTTACGTCTAGCGGGTAAAGATGAC